CTCTGTTTGGCATATCTACTGGTCTAACTTCGACTTCTTGAGGATTGTTTGGTTCCTTAAATCCGTCTTGTACAGCATCTGAAGCTTCAACTTCGGTATCTGGTGTTACTTTCTTTTTATATACTCTTCTTTCCCAGAAGTGGTGACAATTTTTACCTCCTTTATACTTAAAAAGATTATATCTCTTTTTATTGTGTCCTAATTCACTATTTAAACCTTTAAAAGACATTAAAGTAATATCTTCTTTTCTAAATACTAAATCTTTAGATGTTAATACTTCCATCTTCTTGCAAAACACCCTACTTTTATCAGAGTTTCTTACAGGAGAATAAGCATATCTTACTTTATATCCTGAATTATCTTGTCCAGAACGCTTATTAGGACTAGCATCATCTTCAGATACGCTTAATTTAGTTAAATCAAAGTCCTCATTCTTATCGTTTACAGCTTCCCTATGTATAAGCTCCCATTCATTAGAGATAACCTCTCCTAGGCTCTCTAATTGCGTATACAGGTCTTCTGCACCATCATCTGATAGGTCTATTTCTTCTTGTGAGCTTAATTTCTCTCCAGTTTCCTCTTCTCTCTTAACTTTAGTAGAAATATTGTCTAATTCTGTAAACTCTATTGGTTGTAGCGTTACAAAGTATAAATTAAGATATATTTTATTGAAAGAAAGTATTTCATTTAGTCCTTCAATGATTCCTTGCTGAAAAGGTCTAATAACAATGTTATCCATAAGAATAGAAGCTGTTCTAAGCTCTTCTGCATTGTTACCAAACCCAGTATTATCCTTTATACCTAATAATATAGGAGAAACAATACCATGACCAAGCATTATTTTTTCTCTACTCTCATCAGCTAAGAACTGATATTGAGCATGAGCATCTGGAAGATGAATAGGTTGTAAATCTGCTTGAGTTTCTGCTGATTCATTAAAAGTAAGTATAAATTTACCTGCATTTGAAGAACCACTAAACTTATCATATATTTTATGCTCAATTAACTCTTGAGTTTCTTCATTTGGTACACCATTATTAAAATTAACTAATAAAGATGGCTGTAAACCATTTTTAATGTTATTTATATGATAATTACTTACTTCTTCTTCTAATTCAGCATATTGTAAGCAAGATTGATAGTCTACTGGAGAATAGTAATAGAATCCTGACCTATAAGGCTTAAATACATATATTTCTATAACTTCTCTCTTTGAACCATTGCCAAAAGAGGGTATTTTTTTAGGTTTATCACTAGGAGCCATTTCTGACCACTTAGGGTGATAGTAATAAGCTTCTATTTGACCTTTTTTAGCTTTCTCAGCTCTTAAAGTTTCCATAGGAAAATGTAAAACCTTAACTATAGAAGTTTTTTGTTTGTTATATATTACTTGAACAGCAGACTGACCAAGCATCTTGTAGTCATTAACAACCCTTCTTAAATCCTTGGGTTTTAATAACATTTTCATTTTAGTATACATCTCAGGCTTAACTTCACTATCTGTAGCTTCTAACCCTCTTCCGTATATCATATCAACTATACCATTTATACATCTAGCATTAGTTGGACTTCCTAAGTATTTATCTATAAGTTCATCAAAATAATCATTGCAATCTCCATATTGAATCCAGTCTTTTCCGTAAACTTCTTTTATCTCTGGTATTTCATATCCAGAAAGATTAACTACTCTAATATTTTTATTTTCCATATTATATTACTATATATTCGTCTTCAGACCCTTCACCATATTGGTCGTATTCGTTTGTATTTAATGTATGTATTTCTTCATTATCTGTTTGAGCAGTTGCATAAGCTTTATCTCTATACCATAAAGCACCTGTTTTGTCAAACTCTAAATAATAAGAACTTCCTTCTTTTAAAAACGTAGCTAATGCAGTAGAAACTAATGTTACAGATACAAAATTTTCGTTATTTGTAACTGAAGCAGGAAGACTAGTTAATCTTTCACTTTTGTTTGTTCCATCTTCTGTTATAGTAAGGTTTACAATATATGAACCAAGACTTGATAGAGGTGAATAACTTCTAGGAATTATTTCAATTGTTTGTGAAGCCGTGCTTGGAAGTAATCTTATCATAATAAGATAACTGAAAAGTGTTGATTTTGTTTTATATAGAAAAAGCCCTAATTAAAGGGCTTTATATCTTCTATGTTTAAGAACTTACTATGTTTAAGAATCTACTACAGTAAATCCAACAGATGCAGGGTCAGACTCCATAAAATTAGCTGGAGCTTTTTCCATTCCTGTTAAAGTTAAAGTGTATCCACTTAAATCTCCCATAGCTCCACCTGTAACAATAGTTCCTCCTGAAACATCCATTCCATGCTCTATTCCAGCTAGGAAGTAGTTTCCATTGTTATCTTTTATGATAACGTGAGGTCTATTGAAAGACAAGAGTTTTAACTCTTTGTGGTCTGCTATAGTTAGTTTGTGTAAAGTCAATTCTAAAACTTGCTCGAAAGCAGTAGTTCCATTTTCTCTACTCGCTTGGATGTTTTGTGTAAAAGAAGAAGTTCCTTTAATGTCATATTCGTATGCAGATGGAGTTCCAGTAATGGACTCTATGGCATCTGTATTCGTTGTATCAAAAGTAATTGTTGAATACAAAGAAGAACTATAATTAACAAAGTAAACTTTATCTAATCCACCAACACTATCCTTGCAGGGTTCTGTTCTATATAGCGTTAAATTACAAGACATATTATTAGTTTTTTAAAGTTAGTATTAAAAGGGTGAGTGGTTAAGCCCACCCTTTATTTAATTATTATTAAGCGTTTACTCTGTATACGATATCTCCTCCGATTCCGTATTGTACTCCACTTGTAAATCTCATGATTACTCTTACATTTTGAGAACCATCTAAGTCACCCATATCGATAACTTTTACTTCGTTGTGGTCAGATAAAAGACCTGTTCCAAAGTATAGGTTAGATTTTTCAGCAGCAACAGCAGTATCGTCAGCAAGTCCGTTAGCAACAAATAGTTTTACACCATCGAAGCTTAATGAACCATTGTTCCACCATTGAGTTCCTTGAGAGTTTGTACCAGCAGCACCTAATCCAGAAGCTCCAAATCCACCTAAAGCTCTTACATAAGCTCTAGCGATGTTTTGTGATACATATACATACATATCTTCTTGTCCGTATAAAGAAGAAGGAATTGCATCTACTATAGAACCTAATTCAGCGATTACGTTAGCAGAAGTAATTGCAGAACCAGTTACATCTACAACATCAGAATCAGCAGCTAATAAAGTAGAGAATCCATCAAATTCACCAGCATTAGCATTAACACCACTCCAAATGTTTTGCTCAGTTTTCTCAGCAACCTTAGCAGCAACGTGAGAAATTAAGAAATCACTAAATTTTGGAGGTAATTTGTCAAATGTAGAATATCCCATTTGTACAGCTTCCCAGTCTGAACGGAAGTCTTTTTTACATAGTTCAACATTAACTTGAAACTCTTCTGGTTGAAGAATTCTTTCTGTTAGTGTAACTGAACCTGTGTCAGCAAAATCACAAGAAGCATTAGCAATAAGACCGCTTGTTGCAACCTTTTTGATTATCTCTTTGAATTTTACATTAGGTTTTACTGAAATTCCACCATTTTCGATAGTAGAACCAGATAATAATGCAGCAGAAATATACTTTCCAGCAAATTCTCCAGCATAAGTACTTGTAATTGAAGTTGTAGTAGCCATTTTTTATTATTTTAGTTTTGGTTTATTATGAAATTTTGTTTAGTACTCTATCCATTATTGTTTGTGGTCCTTTGTTACCATACAAATGAATATTGTTTTTTTCTACGTTAGATTCAGGAGAATGAGCAATAGGCTCAGCTTCTGATTCTTGAGAGGACAACTCAACTTCCTCTTTTAACTCTTCTGGAACTTCAGGAGATTTTTCTTTACTCATTGATTCCATTAATTGGTCATACATAGCTTTCATTTCAGCAATCGCTTTAGAAAGTTCTTCTTTAGTAGCGTACATTTCCTCTTCTTTAACTTCTTCCTCTTCTTTTACGTCTTCTTCAGAAACTTCGTCTTTCACTTCTTCGATAACTTCTTCTTCTGCTAATTTAACCTCTTCTTGTACTTCTATCTCTTCGACTTTTTCTTCAGTCTCAGATAGTAAGATTTTCTTAAATTTGTCTACGATATCGGTAGCTTTCATATATTATTGATTTAAATTAATAGTATAACTTGATAACCTCAAGTTTTTATTTTTGTTGTATTTTTAGTTAGCTGCTATACAAGCATCGCAGTCATCATACAGGGTAGATGATTCTACATGATGTTCTCCACTTGCAGAAACATTAAGAACAGTATAGCAATTACTATGACCTGAATTTTCAAACTGCAAATAATAAACATTACCTACCACAAGTTCAGTTCCGTGTAAATGAATTTCTTTTTTCATAGAATGACCACACCTTTGCACTCTATAGTAATATTCATCTCCAACAGCAGTATGACCACTTATATTGCCTATACCCTGAGCCTGTAAAGAACCATCGCAACATTTTACTGAATAGGTGTTATCCTTACAAAGACAACCTCTTCTTGAAGAACGAGGGCTTGTTCTACTTGGTGTTTTTTTATACTTTCTTCTCATCTTATTTTTTCTTCACACAATTAGGTCTTCTTTTACCATCTATAATTTGATAACCTTTTTGTTCATAGCCATCCCAACAAGGACTTTTACTATTCTTCCCTGCTTCTACTGAATGTTTTTCACAAGGCATATACCATTTCTTTCCTTCATAATCATGTTCGTGTATACCTTGACATCCTAAGTCATCTGACATTTCCATAGCTTTTTCTTTTGTAGAATAAGCCAATCTATCATTTATTATTGCATAGTCTTCATTTATTTCCATTGAAGCCATCTTTAAAGAATCTACAGGCTTTATTTCTCTGTCTATTTCTTTTAACTTCTTTGAAGCCCAGTTTATACCTGCATCTCCTCCCCAAGCATCCCATAGTAATTTACCACAACCTTCAGAATAAGGAACGTCTTTATCTCTTCTAAATCTAACATAAGAAGCCATTTGAGATATTATACATCTTGATATAGGTTCTTTCTTAGCTAACATTTGAGAAACTTGCCATCCAGCCTTAGTACCACATTGTGATTTATTATCTATTTTATATTTTAATGCTCTTAATGAGTTTTTATGAGCAGCATCAGGATAATCCTTGAATTTATCTTCAGCAAGAGTTAAAGCGTTACACTCTAAAGAATCTTGTAATTGTAATTCAAAGTCATCTATTTCAGACATCTCTTTTTTGTCTATTTGCTTTAACTTAGATATAGCCCAATTAACACCAGCACTACCTCCCCAAGCATCCCACATAATACCACCACATCCTTCTGAGTATGGTACATCTTTGTTTTGCTGATGCCTTTTAAATGAAGCCATTCTTGCAATGGTTGACCTTGTTAAATTAGATTTTGATGCTAACATAGAAGCTCTTCTCCAGCCTACAGGAGTTCCACAAGAACTACCATTTTCTTTCTTCCATTTTAAAGCTCTCTTTGCATTGTTTACAGCCGCTTGAGGATAGTCGTTATAAGATTCTAATTCTATCTCTTGAGACTCTAAGAAAGCTTCTTCTATTTCATATAATTTAGATAATGCTTCCATTTCATCAAAGTCTTCTTCTACACTTTCTTTTGGTCTTTCGTCTAGTTTGTCAGCAAAGAATCCTTCTATAGAAAATCCTTTTACTTTTCCTTCTTTTACAAAGTTATTCCAAATCTCATCATTGTTTACTTTTACAGAAACCATCCAAGTGCCTACAGGTAAACTAAATCCATACTTTCTTGATTTATCTTTCTTTTTATCTTCAATAATCCAAGATTCTACAACAGACAACCCATTGAGTTTAACGTCATGTTCTAGTGTTGAATTATTTTGTTTACCTCTTGACAAGAATAGCTCAGATGCTTTTCTTACAGTATCTTCACTAAAGAATATATTATACTCTTCTTCTCCGTTAGTTCTTAGTATTTTTTTATTAGGTATTAAAGCAGCACCCATAAGGATTCTTTTTTCCCTATCTACTTCAGCAAGTTTAACTTGTTGTTTTTTAAGTGCAATAAAATCTTCTTCTATTGCTGGGTTTTCGACAACGCTTATAGCTTCTATTCCACTAAATTCGTTTTCTTCGTCTATGTATAGTTCAATGGTTTTCATAATATGATAACTTTTATATTTATGTTTTGTTTTATTTATCCTAAAGAAGATTCTGAGACAGTTTTCCTGTCTAACTCTTGAGCAGAACTTACATCTGTACTAACTACATAAGCTCTAAATGGTCTGTCTTGAGCCCCAGTGACTGCTTCTGCAATTTGACTTGTTCCTCCAGCACCTACTACGTTGAAGCTCGGTGCAGATACAGACATAGAAGCTCCTCCTCCAGCACCACTCTTAGCACCAGCAACAGGAAGTTTAGTAGACATAATTTCTTGTACTTGTTTTAAACCAAAAACTCCTGTGGCAACTGCCGATGCAATATTCCAAGGACCATAAGGTTTAGCTCCTAAAGCAGCAGTAACCGCTTCTTTTGTATTCATAATAGCCATAGCTACAGCAACTGCCTTACCTACAGCAGAGCCTTCTCCAGCAATAGCTATCATAGCCTGAGCCACTTGATTAGCAATAGCAAGTTTTGTTTTTTCTTCTTTTCTCTTTAGTTTTGTTTTTAATCTTTCTTGTTTATTTACCTCATTGGTTTCTTTTTCTATTAGGTCAACGTAGCTTCTGTTAGCTAGTTTTCTTTCAGCTATTTCATCTTGTATGTTTTTTATTTTATTATTATGTATTTCTTCATTTAATAATTTTTCATTTGCTATTTTATTCATTTCATTTTCAGCCATAGTCACATCAAAAGCCAAAACATCTTCTCTTTCTTTTTCCATAAAATCAGCTTGACGCAATCTTGCTTTTTGCAAATCATTTATCCTTTCTATATCAATAAGGTCATTTGTTTCTTCTATCTTCTGTATCTTAAATTTAGATAAAGAATTTTGCGACTCTTTAATAGCTTCATCTGCTTTCTTTTCTGCTTTAGCCCTATCTTCTGGGTCTTTTATAGCTGCAACCCTATCTTCTTCTTTTCTTTTGTACTCATCAAATTTGAATTGTGCTAAATCCATTTGATATTGAGATTCTGCTCTTAATTGTTGTTCTTTACCATGTATAGTTTGTTTTGTTACATTTTCTTCTGATTTTAATATGTCATCAGCAAAAGACAATCTTTTAGCAACAAATTCTTTTCTTGATTTAGCTGCTTTCTTTTCTTTCTTTTCATTTATTTCTGGAATAACACCAAGTTCATTAAGCATAGCAATTAGCTTTTCATTTTCTTCATTAGCCTCCCTATCAGCTTCTGTCTTTTTTCTAACTGACTTTTCTTCGTTTATTAAATCTGCATTATAACCTTTTCTTATAGTAAATGCAGTTGCTAACTTGTCAAAAAAGGTTAAGTTTTCCCCAATCTCCTCTGTTTCTCTTTCTAGTTCTTCATTGTAGTTTTCTTGAAGTCTAGTAATAATAGCTTGTGCTTTAGCTTTTGTTTCTAGTGTTTTAATGTACTGGTCTGTTAATTTTGTAGACTCTTCAGTTAATCTACCTTCTTCGTCTAATTGTATGTTTAAGTCTTTATGTTCTTTGTTTAGTTCTGTTACCAATTCTTTTCTTTCATCTAAAGGCACATTGCTTTCTTGTAATATAGAAATGTAAGTTTTTAATTGAGAAGCTTGTTTACCAAAAGCATTATCTAAATCATTTACAGCATCTTCTGCGTTTTTAGTTTCTCTACTAAAGTATTCTATTGCCGCAACTGCTGCTTGAAAGACAAATAATATTCCAAGAGGACCAACAAATTGTTTTCCCATTACTTTTAATGCTTTTGTAAATCCTCCTGTTCTAGCTATCAAAATTGCAAACAAACTACCTAACTGAGAAATGTTGTTTGCCACACCCTGAATACCATATCCAGCATCAGAAACAGCTCTACCAAGTTCGTTTACCGCAGCACCTGCTAAACCTGTAGAATCAGCTAAAGGGCTTACTCCCTTTTTAGTTGTAGTTTGAAGAGTTGTATTAAGGTTTTTTAGTGCTGTTTCTGATTTAACAAATCCTCTTGTTAAATTGTCTACAGCAATTTTACCAGTTTTAGTATCAACCTTTATGGTATATATTTTAATATTGTTTTCAGCCATTGTTGTATGTGTTTCGTTTTATGCTTTGTTTTATTTCTTTCCAAGTTAATGGAGATTTATATTTACCTTTTGCAATATCTATATCTTCATCATATAAATACCAATCAGAAGCAGACAATAAATCTATTATATTCTTTATCATAATTTTATTAATAATTCTAAATCACTCTTACCATCTTTTAAATTAGTGCTTATTGAATTTATTGTAAATTCTTTGTCTTGAATAATAAGTATGTCATTTAGTTTATAGTTAATTAAAAAATCAGCAGGGAACTTAGCTTTTAACTTATAAGTTCTTTTATATTGATTAAATATGTCTGTTATATATGTCTTATAGAACTTCTTAAATAATGAGTTGCTAAAACCAGAAGAACTGTAATTAGTCAAATTCCATTCATCAACTTCATCACTAAAGTTTATTGTAAAGGCAGGAGCTGTAGAAACAGAAGCATCTTCATTCGTATTAGAGGGTCTATAATATTGAGTTACTTCAGAAGGAAGTGTAGTAGAAATCCATTTAATGCCAGAGTCGGCAGTTATTCCAGTTTCTTGGACTCCATAAAACACTAAAGGTTTAGTTAATACAGGGTCATAGTCACCAGTATTAGGAGTTGCATCTGTATCTGAATTAAAGTCTCCATCAGCAGAATATCCCCATAAGATATCTGTTGCATAAGCTTGAGGAGAAGTAACAGAAGTATAAGGGCTTGATGATGATTTATTTTCGTCAATCAATCTTTCAAACTTCATGTGTTCAAATCCTGTTTCTATATCGTAAGTAGTTCCTCTATCTACATTTTCAGGCTTAAATTCTTCATCTCCAAATACCTCATTAAAAGTTTCTTTATGATTTATAGATAACAAAGTACTAGGGTCTTCATACTTAAAGTTTAATTCTGTAAACTGATTAGATGGTGTTATTTCTGTATTAGAAACATCAATGTATTTTGTTATATCTATTTTTCCTCCAGAAGGATTGTTTACTGCATCTGCATAAAAGTTGTCTAAAGTATCTACATATATTTTTCCATAATTAGCATCACCAAAATCATCTATGTAATAAGCAGTTAAATTAAACATCTTGAATAGTCCTGTTAAGAAATCTAAAGTTTTTATTTTAGGAGTGTTTTCTGTTATAATTATTTCTTCAGTTGTATTTATAGAATCACCTGCTCCGTTTATATTATATGTTGCCTGACCATCAATTCCTGTAGGAGTACCTGTTATCGGATTAACAGAATATTGTGTTAG